AATTTAAATAATAAAGTCAAGTATTAAGATATCGAATATTCGATTTTTTTCTATTGACATTTACGCATACCATTATATAGGTAGGTATGTCCAACAAACTCTACACTTTACAAGAATTTAATTTATACGATGGTGACCATGAGTATACCCTTAACTATATCTTTAAAACCAAAGACCACCTTGTATGGAAAGATAAAATTATAATTGAAAAAATGTTTGGTGGTAAGGCAACACAAGACAAAGATAAGAAGGATCATTGGTGGATAAATGGTGGTCGTATGTGTTCATTAGGATATAGTTATTTAATATCAGTTAAAATAAAAAAACTTTTAAATCATTTCGGAATTTATTAATGATAACAAAAAGTGAAGTAAGATATTGGTTAGGAGATGACTATCATAAATGGATAGTAAATGTTATTTATGATTTAGTTAATGATAATGATCCAAACGATTTAGTATATTTAAAAAAAGAAATTAAAAAAGCAAATAAGGACAGTAAAGAAGCACAGTAAATAAAAATATTTTGTCAACCCCCTAAAAACCTAGTAAAATAGCACCTTATTTAAGGTATAAAATTAGTCCTAGTACTTGACATGTTATCCTATAATGCATAGGTTTAGACCATATGTACAAAACGAGGAGGATATAATGCGTAATATATTTGGATGTCTATTCTATGGTGGAGTAATTATTTTAATTACCTACCCTATAATTTTTTCTTGACAATATTATTTTAGTATGTTAATGGTGCCATAATAATTTAACAAAGGAGATTATTATGGCTACCAAAAGTACAAGTCAATGTTGCACCACTAAAGATAAAACAATTCAATCCCTAAAGAAAGAACTTAAGCATCGTGATGATGTTGTTATGCAAGAAGTAAAGTATAAAATATCAGAGCGGGATAAGATGAACAAAGCTAAGACGATATTAGTTGATACCAAATGGCTTCAAGAGTTTGATGAGAAAACTATGAAGTCATTCAAAGAAATATTTGGGATTGCTCCATGACTATTGAAAATAAAGGACAGGCATCTGTCATTGTAGAAGATCCATTGACAAAACATTTAGAAAAGGTATCCCATGATCCTGACTGGCAATACTTTGGATTAAAAAAGAAAGATGTTTCAGCACAGATTTCTAAAGATCTAACTCATTGGATTGAACATGATGCCATACCTCATGATATGATTGGTAAAATTAAAGTACAAATTGAGATGATTAAAGCCATGATCAATACGGACTACAAGAAAACAATAACAATTCTTGAAACTAAACAAGAAGAAGATGAACATGGTACTGCCACCTAACGAAACCCATATGAAAGGATCATGAACAGACTATACCTATAGGCTTCCCTAAGGTGGGAAAATAGCATAACATATTTTTATGAAAAAGTCAATGTCTAATGCAAAGTATTAATCAAGGAACATTGCGTAACAAAACGGAAGACCAACCATACACACGTTTTGCCAAAGAAGTATTAACTCGTGCCTTGATGGATAGCTTAGGAAGTTCGAGCAGTACAAGTGGTGATACGAAAAGTCAGTTAGGTATTCTTCGAAGTCAAGCAGATGATTTCTTTAATATGACCAGACCAAGATTTAGATTGATCTGTGACATTGCTATGGTTGAACCTAGTTATATAATAAAAATACACCGAAGTTTAATTGATCATAAAAAACGTGGGGATCTAAAAAAATTTAGTCTTAAGGTTGTGGTGGAGAGATGCATTGACCATCTGTAAATCATGGGTATGAAAAAAAATAATGAATGGGTTTGGGATACTATTAAAATAGAATTAACAAATCCAAAAGGAGAAACTGTTGTATTAAGAAGTAAAGATTTAAGGGACACTGATATGTCTTCTTTATTTGAAATTATACAACACTATGTTGATAAGCAAGGTGGGGAATTAGTATGAAAATATTAGTTATCATTCTGTTAGGAACAAACCTCAACTACCTACACTATCCAATGACGTATGAAGATTGCTTTGTTAGTGGGATGTTTGTGATTAATAAGATTGCCAAGTACTATAATCATACCGAAGAGAAACATCAAGGATACTACACAGGGGATGGAAGACTGGTGGTGGGGCATTATTGTAAATGACTTACTTTGTACGTCTTAAACGTATGATAGCTAAGATAAAAAACGAAACTAAGTGGCGAGATATATTTAAGATTGTTAAAGAAGCACAACGCAGACTAAGGAGATAAAGAAATGAAAAAGTTTAGAGTAACAATTAAAACATCACAAGAATGGGATAAAGTTATTAAAGTTAAAGATGAGGATGATGTTAGAGATGTAGCTGATGATAATTTTTACAACACTCATTATAAAAATTATGATGATAGTTGGAAAAATACTTTAATAACAGATGAAGAATATAATATAATTAGTGTGGAGGAGGTACAGAAATGACAAACCTAATAGACAATATACTGGCATGGATTGAAAGAATCTCGGGACGAATTCATAACTGGGCATGGGACAAACGATGGAAATATCGTGATCCTAACGAGTGGGTAAAAGGATATAAGAAATGGAAGGAGGAACATGAGTCAACCAAATAATGTGGGAGACATGTGTGTACACTGTAGACAAGACACAAAGTTTGGTAGTGGTAAATTTGTAAATAGGTATCCTGTCTTTGGATTATGGAATGAGAATTTACAACGAGAGAAAGATGGTTATTGTTGTGATGAATGTGAAGATAAATATTATAGCGAAAATAGGGGGGAAGGAGAAGTACCAAACAATGAAAACTTACACGCAGAAAATTCTAAAGCATTCGTAAATTATAACAATAAAAAAAATTGACTTTTCTAAAAAAGTATGGTATAGGAATATATTGTGACAAAATATAAAATTAGATTATATGGACATGGCGGGTGGGGGAAATGTGAAGTGTCCTTCAATCAGGAGCCAACAGTAAAAATGGTTCAAGATAAGGTAGCCTTCTGTCTTAAGGAAGGATCGTTACGATTACATAAAGAAAGATTTTATTCCAACAAAAAAGGAACACCACCATTAAGATTTACAACTACTTATGAACAAATAGAAACAAAAACATGAACTACTCTCAGCAACTGGCTGTTGTTGAGGGACTTTTTATTCCACCCGAAACAGAAACTAGGATGGATTGCCCTTTCTGCCACAACAGAAATACCCTCATTATAAATACAACCAACAATGCATTAAGCTGGTATTGTTTTCATGCTTCATGCAGTGCTAAAGGAAACAAACGAAAAGAAAAAGATATGCAATACGTGGCTAAGACATTCAAGCAAACACAGGATGATACAGTTAAACACTTTACTGTACCCGATAGTTTTAAATCCGTTTACTCTAGTGAAAAAGCAAAGCAGTATTTACATAAGAATAATTGTTGGGAAGCTGTGGCTTGGAGTCGTGCTGATATTAAGTATGATGTTAAACAGGATCGAGTTGTCTTTATGATTAAAGATCCTAAAGATAATAAATATATGGGAGCAATAGGTCGTGGACTAAATGCTAAAGTCTACCCTAAGTGGTATATGTATACTGATAAAAGTATTCCTTTTAAATGTGGTGAGTGTAAGGATGCTGTCATTGTGGAGGATTGTGCGTCAGCTTGTGCAGTATCCAATGTTCTTACTGGCATTGCTATTCTTGGAACATCTCTAGTTGAAAGCCATAAGAAATATATTAAACCTTATCGAAAATTATATGTTGCTCTTGATCCTGATGCGACTGTAAGTTCCTTTAAAATTACAAATGAATTAAGGTTTCATGGTTTTATAAACGTCCATGTCAAACAAATTAAAGATGATCTGAAGTACTTCAGTACCAAACAGATTGAAAAGATATTTTATGGTTAAGAAAACAATGCACGAATTAACAAAAGAATTTCCTGATAAATCCTACAGGGAATTAGAGAAGTATAGGGATGCTGATCGACAACAGGAAGCACAACGAATTATTACTCAACAAGAGAACGAAGAATTAAAAGAAGAGCAACATAAAGAAACAAAGGATTCCCCTGAAGTTATTAAATTAAAAAAAGAAATTTGTGAGTTAAGACAGGACAATAGAAAGTTAGCCCATGAAGTTGAAGATCGGGTAAACCGAATGAGAAAGGCAGGAATGTAATGATAGAAAAACAAATTATTAAACTCTTGTTGCGTAAAAAATTCTATACCCAATATAAGGGACAAATATCTAAGTCTGTATTTGAAGGAAACTTTGGGGCTTTATATGAAACCATACAGAAAGCCCACAATACATACGATAAAGATATTACTATCAGTGAACTATATGCCCTTCATACTTCCGTATATAATCCCTCACTAACTCGTGCATTGTTTTCTTAACCATAAAATATCTTTTCAATCTGTTT